AGAAAGGAGTAGCCGATGATTAATGTAGTGCTAGTAAGGAATCCGTTTAAACCGGATCAGCATGAAACACAATACCGCCCTTATAAGGCGAATAAGCCATTGAGCTTTTATATTAAACAAGATGGCGACTGGGTATACTCCATTAATGGCCAAGAGGCTACGCTCGATGCCATCGTTAACGATGGCGATTATATCGTGGCCATGCCTCAAATCGATGGCAAGTTCTTTGGAATTATCTTAACCATTGGCCTTAGTATCGCAACCGGGGGTATCGCAAGCGGTGCTATCTTCGGTATTCAAAGCTTAATATGGCGCACAGTACTCTCCATGGCCATTGGTATGATTGGCAATATGCTCGTCAATAAGTTAACCCAACCAAAGGCTGACCGGTCCCATACGGACTCCGCACAGGCTAATACCTATGGATGGGGAGGGGCTAAAACTGTAACCGGGCAAGGTTATCCTCTAGCCGTTACGTACGGCCGTATGAAGAGCGCTGGGCTCCTCTTATCTCGTCACATTATAAGTGATGGCGAAAAGCAGTATCTTAACCTCTTATATTGCGCCGGTGAAGGCGAGTTATCCAAAATCGAGGATATCCGTATCAATGCTAACCCTATTAGTAACTACCAGGATGTGCAAGTTGATATCAGACTAGGTACCAATGACCAAACTGTTATCCCGAATTTTAACGATAACTACGCGGATCAAGTGCTAAACTATGAACTTAAAACCGGGTGGAGCACGCAACGTGTACAAGGCGACGCGTGCAACGCTATCGAGTTAACTATCAGCTTCCCTAATGGCTTGTATTACTCCAACGATACAGGCGGTATGGATGCGACGTCTGTAACCCTTGATGCGGAAATCCGGAAAGTTGGGGAGGACGAGGAGTGGCATAAGTTACCACTCTCTAATCAAAAGGGGATGCAAGCCTTCGTTAAGAAATCTGGTGACGGATGGCCCTTCACTCGTCAAAAGTCTGATGCGGAAATCGCGGAAGGCGACTATAGGGGCAAGGTTACAGAGGCTACTAACACCGCGTTCTATCGAGTGTACCGATTCGATAACCTCGATAAGGCGCAGTATGAAGTCCGTGTTCGTTGCTCCAGTAAGGACGGTAGCTCTATTCGATACAACAATAAGGTGTACTGGAACCAATTAACACAGATTATATACGATGACTTCGTGCATCCAGGCAAAGCATTAATCGGTATTAAAGCGTTGGCCACTTCTCAACTTAACGGCTCAGACCCTGAAGTATCCTGGATACAAGAACGCTCCGCCGTGTATGTGTTCAACCCGTATCAACAAAAGTACGAAGTCCAACGCGCGGATAACCCGGCATGGGCGGCGTATGATCTACTTCACATGGCCCGTAAGTTTGGCGATGAATATGTCGTGTTTGGCCAATCTCATGGACGTATGGACTACGATGCATTTAAGGCATGGGCAAATAACTGCGATAAGAACGGATTCACGTTCAACTATATCTACGACAGCGCTAGCCGATTATGGGATGCGCTCAAATATCCGGAGAACGTAGGGCGGGGTAAAGTCATTCCACAGGGAACTAGATTCACCTGTGTTAGTGATTATAAGTCGACACCGGTACAGTTATTCACGGTGGCCAACATTAAGCAAGGTAGCTTCTCCGAAGAGTTCCAAGGTATCCAAAGCCGTGCCAACTCCGTGGAAATCTCCTTCCTTAATAAGGATAAGGACTACGAACGTGATGTTATCCCAGTGTATGGCGATACATACGATGAGTCGGATACCCTTACCAACCCTGCTCAAATAGAGCTCATGGGGTGTACTAGCCTAGACCAAGCGTTTAAACATGGTAAGCACTACCTACGATGCAATAAGTACGAAGTGCGTACCGTTACTATCGAGGCTTTCACGGATGCCATAGCGTGTACGATAGGGGATATTATCCTCATTCAACATGACGTTCCTGAATGGGGCGAAGGTGGTCGAGTGGTTTCGGTAACAGGTAGCACTATGACCCTTGATAAGGAAGTATCAACGCTACCTGGCAAGCAGTACCAACTACTCATTCGTAACAGCGCTACCGATGCGGTGACTACGCTCACAGTGTTGAGTGTCATCGGGCGTAATGTAACAGTTAAGGAGACGATTCAAGTCGAACCTGGTAGCGTGTACGCCTTTGGTGAGTTAACCAAAGCAGCTAAACCATTCAGGGTGCTAGCTATCACGGAAGGCGGTACTGACCTTACTCGGAAAATACAGTGTATGGAATATTATCCAGAAGTGTATACGAGTGATGATGGCTCTGTTCCTGTTATCGACTATAAGTCTGAGGTTGGTAGCGACATCGAGGATATAGGCCTCGTAAGTGATGTATACGGTGCGAATGGCATTATGTACTCACGAATCGCCGTCCGTTGGCAACTGCCTCGTGATGGCAAGATAACCAACGTAGTAGTTAACTATCGGAACGCTAAAAGTGATACCTGGAAATACGTGGGGAACTTCCCCGCATCACCTAATAGCACAGAGATATCCGATGTACTATTAGGCGCTACTTACGAGGTTAAGGTGCAAGCGATTAACGATTTAGGACAACTCACTACAGGGGCTACTAAGGAAATCGTGATTCCTAAGATGCAAGCGCCTGGCGATGTGCAGAACTTACACGTCATTAGTCGCTATAATCTAACCGCCGATAAAAGCGTGTACTATGACCTTCAAGTGATGTTCGAACCACCGGCTAATCCTGGCAACTTTGATAGCGCTGAGGTGTGGTACAAGCTCAAATCTAAGAATGGCCAAGTTATCGCTGGTCAAGATTGGCAGTATGCGGGTAGCAGTAACAGCCAGGTTATTATCAAGGCTTTGGGCCCTGGTGAAGAGTACGAGGTTAAGGCTGTGGCCGTGGATAGGTTTGGTAATCGTTCCGATACAGCCCAAGTAGTTGACGTCGTAGTCAAGGCGATGGACGAAGTACCGGACATGCCTAAGAACTTTACGGTAGTCTTTAAGGACCACGCCACCGCATCATGGAACGATGTATTGAACGCTGACGTGGACTACTATGAACTACGCACCGATAATGACCCAGGCAAGGATACCAACGCGCTACTTGCGAAAGTGAAAGGTACCTCAGCTAACTTACCGCTTACGAAACGAAACGGCACGGTGTACTTGTACGCACGAAGTACGCTAGGCAAGTACTCAACGCCAGCAACATATTCGTATAACTTGCCACAGTTAGAGGCGCCTACGTTCGAGGTCAAGGACCAACTTGGAGGGTTCAGCCTCTACTTTGGGGCGAAGCCTCCACAGGCGTATGTAATCCGTTGCCACGTTATTGGTGATGATCGTACGGACGATTTAGAGACAACGTCTAGCATGCTCACCTACTCCAATAAAGCCGGGGTATATCGTGTGCGGTGTGAATATGTCGATGTGTTCGGTAGTAGCTTAGTCGCTGAGAAGTCGGTCGCTATTAAGGACAGGGTTGATAAGAGCCTACTTGATGCGGAAGCATTGGGGCTAAAAGCTATGGACGAATCAATCCAAGCGATGAGTTCTGAAGTTGGAACGATGAAAACCTCCGTTAATGGGTTTGCATCTATCTTAGTTCAACTTGATAAGGGTATTACCCAAAAGGTATCTGACCTTAATAAGAACCTATCTGGCCAAATTACTACGCTAGCCAATGGTATTGACCTCCAGGTAACACAGGCTATCGGTAATCTGAGTGGTAATGATATCGTTAGCCGGATTAACTTATCCCCTGAAGGTACTCGAATCGATGGCAAGCTATTACACGTAACAGGCCAAGCACTGTTCGATAATAACATCATCACGGAGGGTATGCTCCAAGCTAACTCGGTAACTGCTGATAAGATACAAGCCCTATCCATTAGTAGTGACAAGTTACAAGCGGATAGTGTTACCGCCGATAAGTTAAAGGTGAATAGCCTTGACGCTATCACGGCAACGATTGGTACGCTCCGCACTAAAACGAGTGGCGCTCGGGTTGAGCTATCCGATAACTTAATCCAGGTATTCGATGATAACAATGTACTGAGAGTGAGGTTAGGACTATGGGACGACTAATTAGGTGGTTAAAAGAAAAGCTGACTTCGTTATTTAGAAAGAAAGGTGATACTGTGCCAGCTGGAATACAAGTATTTGATGAACATGGTGAAACTGTAGCAGACCTATCTACAGGGCTTACCAAGATTATTTGGACTAAGGAACTGACAACTATTGAGCCTGAGTTCTCGGTCAAAGCCGACATATTTGAAGGGCAAAAGCTATTCGCACTTCGTGAATATTATGGTACCTGTGGCTCGAATGACTATGAAGGTGACTACGTAAGCTATATTAACGGCGATACAGTTACTTTCGCGCCAGGCAATAAGGCCTATATCGGTAAACCTTGTCAAGTGAAGCTAATGATAGGAGTGTGCGAATGAATATTTTAAAAGTAATCAATAACAAGAAAAACGTACTGCTCAATGATAATCAAACCTGTGCATTTCTTAAGCATCGGTTAACGTTTAGCGGTACCGGGGACATCCCATATATTGGCGTGGGGGCTACACCTGATTGGAAATACCGAATTTCGCAGTCTCAATCTTATGGCGTTAGGGCAACGGGAACCACCTCATCGACGGCCCTCATTACAATTCCAATCACGCACAGGGACTCCGATGAGTATTATATTTACTCTGTAGCTTCTGCTTCACCTTTAGAAATGGTATCAACTGGCGAATGTATGGCAGTTGATACGGCTATTGGGTTAAAAAAACCTCTATTTATATGTCGGATTTATGTGCCGTATACAACTGACATAGGGAGTATCTTACGAGGCCTTGAAATCTATGTGTATTCAAATAAGGTTTCAAAATCGGAAACGTACGGCATGGAAGTGTTTAACGAGAAAGGGATGCCTGTTTTTAACAGCGCGAATTATTATATCCGCGCCAAGGATACATGCTTTAAACATTACACAGAGGCGGATACTACCTCGGATAAGTTCAAGGAGTCTCATACCTATGAGGTTACTAAATTAGGGTTAACAGTAGTTAACTCTGTACCAGGGCAGTATGTGGGATTTGACGGAAATGTAGTGTATGCCTATCCGTCTGCAAGTTTGCCACCTAACTTTTTTAGGCCAACAAAGTTTTCAGGAACACTCCAATATATCGTATCCGAGCTAGACCAACATAA